CGGTAGGCAGCACGCCCGCAGCGCCTGTGCCGGTCTTGCGGTAGTAGTTGCCAAGGTAGAAAACCTCCGCGCCACTGGCATAGGTAGCCGCAGCGTCAAAGGTAGCGCGGAACTGCCGCTTCTCGATAGCCGAAAGCTCAGGCCACTTGTATGCCTCCCACGCAAAGCGAGTGCGGGTGTTGATATATTCAGTAAGCGCAGATGCCGTGGATGGCTGGATAGTCTGCGTTGGGTCAAGCCCGATGCGGGCGGCGGCTCCGTCGAGGACGGATTGGAAGGTGACGGATCTCATGGGTGGTTATTGGGTGGTGGGTTATTGGGGGGATTGTTGCAACGCGGGCAGCGTGCCTTGGCGGCCGATCTGGGCGTTTTGTTGTTGCTGCATCTGGAAGTTGAAGCCCTTCATGCGGGCCTCGATCATGCTGCGGAAAATCTCGTCTTGTTGGAGGCGTTGTTGCAGGGCGGGGTTGGCTTGGATGATGCCTTGGAGGACTTGGGCGCGGAGCTGGTGGTTTTGGCCTTCGCCTGGGAGTTCGGGTTCGGTGCCTGCGGCAATTTTCGTAAAGGCGAGTTGCTCTTCGTTGGACTCGGCGGCGGCGGCGGGGCCGGGGTCGCGCACCAAAATATCGGCGAGGTTTGGGTCAACCGCAGCCATGATGAATTTCACGAGCCCGGCGCGGTCGATGACACCGGCGACATCCATTGGCACGATGGCTTGGCTGATATAGTTCAGCTTCACGCCGAGGGCTTCGGCGTCGAGGTTCTTGGAATCCCAATCTACGATGAGGTCGAACTTGCCTTGGATGCTTTCGCGGTCGGCTTGGAAAGGGAGAGCCTGCCCGCCGGAAACGCGGAGGATTTGCACCGGCAGCATGTATTGCTGCATGAGCTGGTAGGTCTGGGTGATGATGGCTTTGAAGTCGCGGAGCCAGCGGTCAACCGTGTGCTGGGTGACAAGGGCGACATAGTTGGGATCGACTCCATCGCCCGCCATGCCGAAGTATTCATTCACATCGCGGCGCACGGCGCGTTCGATTTCGATGGTGCCCTGGTCAAAGGGCGGCGGCTGCATCCAGCCAAACTCATTTGGGCGGCGCTCGGGGATTTGCACGGCGGGGCCGAGGATGATGTCGAGCTTACCACGATTGGCAGGCACGCGCATGGGGGGGAGGAGGGCAATTCCGGCGCGGTCGGTGCGGTAGTCGCGCTGGCATTTGATTTCGGCCTGCATTGTCGAAACGATTTCGGGGATGCCACGGGCTTCGAGGATGCACCGGCTCACACGCTCGCGGGGTAGCTCGATGAAGGGATATTCGCCATGCGTGTAAGGGGATATTTCCTCCTTGGCGAAAATGTCCACATTCGGGTGCATGACGCGGCACATGACCTTGGTCGCGCCGGTCTTTTCATCCGTCTCCTTGCTGTAAACATGCCAGATTTCCACGAGGTCGCGGTGGTCTTGCCAGAGGATGCTGTCGCGGCGGTTGTGGTTCTGCTGCGAATAAACGGGCCAGAGGCTTGCGCCTTTGTAGTTCTCGGCCTTCTCGTAAAATTCGTAGGGGTAGCCTTCGGTGAGCGTGCGTTCCTCCAGCTCCTCGCAAGTCACCATTTCGCGGCGGGCGATCCATGGGGCGCGTTGCAGGTCGTAGGTGGCAGTGGGAAAAATGATGTCGTTAAAAGGCTCCAGCGCCGTCCACTCGGGCTTGCTCTCAAAAATGTATGGCTCGGTGTATTCCACCGTGCCGCCTTCGCGGAGCTTGCGGATATTGGCAGCCGTGCCGGTGCTGGGGGCAAATTGCTCGGCCATCTCGATTGCCACTTCCTCTTGGAGCGGGTCAAGAATTGCGCCGATGAGCATGGCGAGCGGAGAGTTTGGGTCGCCCTGCTCTTGGGCCATGAGGATGATGTCTTCGAGGCTCACGGATTTTTGCTCAAGGCGTGTCGTCGTTTTCCAAAACACGCCCATGATGGCGAGCCCGTAGGTGGCGCGGATGTTGAGGGCGAGTTCCAGTTCGCGCCGGAGGTCGGAGGCACAGTGGGTGAAGAGCATCCATTTCAACACCGATTCGGCAGCCGTGCGGGACATGGCGTCGGTGGACTCCACCGGCATCATCTGCAAGCGGGCGGCAAAGGTGGAGGTGAGGCAAAGCTGTGTCTCGCGGTTGCAAACAAGGTCGGCCAGGCGGATGCGGGCATCGCTCGCGCCTTCCCAGGGGAAGGCATTTTTGCCGAGGTTCTCAGCCCACTTGCGGCCGTCGGAAGACTGCCCATCCCAGAGCGACATGCGGGTGTCGTAGTTCCGGCTGCGGACGCTGGAGAACCAACTGCCATCGGTGGCGGCTTGGTTGAGCTCGCCCACCCAATACTTTGTGTCGCGTGGGGATTCGTCGTTCATGCGAGGAAAGAGTTGCCAGAGGCCGCTTTTGATGCGGTTACGGCCAACGCGAAAGGAATAACCAGGGAAAAAACTACAAAAACCCCGCCGCAATGCGTGGACTGGCAAAATGGTAGCAGGCCACGGAATTGAACCGTGTTCCCGAGGGTATGGGCCTCGTGAGTTGCCGTCTCTCTCGCCTGCATTTTAGAAAGTGAAATCATGCTGCTTTGAGGCCTGGCATGAGGAGCATGGTCTTGCCTGTGCCGCCGCAGCGCACGACGCACTGGGGGTAGTTTCGCTTGAACCATGGGATGAAGTCTGGGTCGTTCCAGCAATCGGGAAATTGCCAGTTCCAGAAATGGTAAATCTGAGGGTCGATGGAGAGAGTCAAAGCGCCTACGCCTTCGATGGAGCGGAGATCTTGCTTGGAGTGGTCGGCGGCGATGAGGTGCTGGCGGGCGTCGGCCTGCACAGCCTTGGAGTTCCACTGGGCGAGGAGCTCGTTCTTTACGCCTTCGGCCACTTCGCCGGGGATGTCGCTTAACGCTTCTTTGAGTATTTCCATTATTGAAAAGGGGGCCCCGGTTGCCGGTGGCCTGTCCTGAGACGAGGGGCCACCGGCAAGGGCTGGGGGGCGGGATTACGCAGTTGCTGCGAATTTTCCGAGAACCTGCGGGTTCGAGACCGCTACGCCGAAGATGGCGTCGCAGAAGCCACGGCGGCCACCGCCACGGTCTTCGAGCTCTTCCATGCGAGGTTTGCGATTGAACCCGATGGAAACGAGGTCCATGTCGAGCACATATCCGCGAGCGGCCGAGACGGCTGCTGCCGCGCCATGGGCGAGGTAGGTGGACACATGCAGCGACAGGATGCCGAAGTCGCCTTCGTAGATGTCGATGGTGTTCACGATCTTCTTGTCCTCAACATTGCTGTTGAAAGCACGGACGCTGGACATGACATTGGTCGAGCCAGTCTGGGTGCGGATGAAGTTAGTGAACGCACGCTTGAGGGCAACGCCGCAAACGAGGTCGTAGTTGCGACGAGCGCGGCGCACGCCGTAGATGGACTGAAGCACGTCGATGACATTGTTCTCGGTGAGAGAAGTGGTGGCAGTCGTGTTGATCGACGCGGCAGGGGTGCGGAACGCGGCGGGAACGGCGGTGGCTGTGTCGGCCTGCGCTGTCGAGCTGATCCATGAGCCAACGCCACGCGTCTTGTAGGGAGCTGCGCCGGACTGCACTTGGCTGTCGTTGTCGGAGCCCATGATGGCCTCGATGTCGATCTTCAATTCGACGAGGGCCTTGGCAGCCGCCTTGTTGAAGGCTTGCTTTTTGCCAACACCTGCCAAATCAGAGACTTGCTCAACGAGGTCGTCCACTTGGAAACTGCGGCGGGTCTTTTGAATTCGGCCTGAGAGAAGTTCGCGGTTGGCGTGCTGGTCGTCGAAGGAAGACACATCGTCGTTAGCGAGGACGCCTGCGGTTTGCGGGTCATTGTAGCGGTCGGCGGGCCACTGGAAGAGCACATTGGCTGGCTCCTTGGCTTTTTTGCACATGGAGAAAAGCGGTGTGTCGCCGGGTTCGATTAGGACCATCGCGTCGGAGAGATCCTCGCGTTGGCCTTTGACTGTAGTGATGGGTGTAGCTGCCATAATATTCTGGGGGTGGGGTTAGGTTTGGGGGAGCATTGGGTTAGTTAGTTGAAAAGTGAGGCGACGAAGTTTTCGGCGGCATCACGGTTTCCAGACTTCTTCAACG